GGTTCGATGTGGGCTTCAAGATCGCGCCTGTTGACGACGCCGTGATGCTCAAGGAAGTAGGCGTAGCGTTTGCTGCGTGGATAGTAGGCGACGTGGATGCCGTACCAGCGCGCCCATCCGGTGCGGTAATTGAGAGCCTTCTTCTTGGCGAGGCTCTTGAGGTAATCAATCACAGGTCTCTCCTTCTTGGTCGAACGTGGGGACGGGTGCCAGCTCCAACCGACACCCGCTGTGTTCAGGTTCTCCTCTTCTCCATCTGGTCGAGTTCGTGGAGTTTCACTGCCGTCTCGGTCTCAAGCTGCCGCAGGGCGGCAGCGAGATCGCGGTCGAGTCGGGACTTCGCATCCGACAGGTTGCGCGTGTAGTCGTTGCGCAACTGCGTCCACCGCAGATCGTGTTCGTTGATGACGGAGACACGCTCGCGACGTATCTTGTCGTCTATGGTGCGCTCGATCCTTTCGAGCTGTGCCATCTGGTCCGGCAGCGACTGCTCAATACGCTGGACCTTGTTGGGTTCGTCGCTGCCGGTAGCCTGAAGCGCGTTTGCTAGCCCGCGTTCCAGAATCTTGTCTGCCAAGTCGTTCAAAATGGTGCCTCCGATTCTTCCATGTCTTCGATCACGCCGAAGGCTTTGTTGGCCGCGACACGACCGTCGATGCGCTCGCGATTGGCGACGATCTGGATGTGATTCAAGCCGAAGCTGACGCCCTTCTTGCCGCTGTTGATCCACGCGAATGGCGAGACCTGCGCACGGACAAGCTGACCGGCATAGACCTCGTCCGGCAGCAGCACGTCCTGCAAGCGGGCATCAACGATGCCGGGCTTATTCTTGGTCCACGGATTGATGTACATGACGCCGGGTTCGTATCCCTGATACTTGTCGGCCTTCTCTCCGGCGTCACGGAACGGCATCATCGTGCCGGTCATGCTGGCGTTGCCGAATTTCTCCTTGAACGCAGTGATGCAAGCGTCCTGCATCGCCTTGTACTCCTTGGACTTCTGCGCCGCTCCATCAAAGAGAAGGGCGCAGGAGTAGACCGGGTCACCACCCTCGGCGCGGGGCTTTGGGGTGAACAGGGTGGGGAAGGAGAGGGTGGCGTAGGGAGTGAGTAGAGCAGCCATAACACATTTCCTTTCGGTTCAGACTTCATTGGGACGACTCCATCTAAGCCGTCCTTCTACATTTAGTCAAGTGGTTCCGCCTCACTAAATACATTTTTCGTATCAACAGCCGGTCGCCCGTCGCTTTCTGACACGAGTGTGGTCCCGGAGGACTGCTTGATCGTGTAGGGATCGATCACATGCACGTCCACCCTGTAACGCTTCAGCACCTTCTCGACGGTGCCAATGGTCTCGATGCGCAGGATGTCGGTGAGAGGCACCTGCTTGTCCTTGATGGCGAGGATCGCCCCCTCGGGGTCGTCCCACTTGCGAACAGCTCTCTTGGGAACCAGCTTCCAGCCCGGCACCGTGCCGCCATTGTCGATGCGGGCCGACGCTTCGGCCCTGAGCTTGTTGACCCACGCGAGGATCATCTCGCCGTGCTCCAGGATTTCGCCGATCTCTTTGTCGCTCATCGAGGTCGGGTCCGGCGGCGTGTCTCCGAAGACGACCCTGGCGTTGGCCATCGCCAAGGAGGCCAGCGCCTGGCACTCACCTGCACGCACGCACCACCGGCAATGATCGCCCGGTGTCTCGGTCTGGTCTTCGGACCCCAGCCTGGCAAGGGCTGGCTGGAGCACGTCCACGTTCCACTTCTCCAGCACCTCGACGTCCATCGACACGGACCTGATCGGGGCGTCGGCCACGCGCGGCTGCACCACGGTCAGCTTCACCGTCTCGATGAAGGGACCGACCTGATTGAGGCCACCAAGACCGTAGATGCGGAACTGCGAGGTGTCGGCGCTCACCCACACGCCCTGACCGTACTTGAGGTCAACGATCTCCACCGTGGAGCCATAGACCGCGAGCGTGTCCGCCGTTCCCCACAGTTCCTCGCCGGACCCTTCGACCTTGACCCTGGTTTCGTAGAGCTTCAGCCCCGGCAGCGACTGGACGTAGGCGACATAGGTTTCGACCACCTCGATCATCTCTTCGGTGATCGGGATGTCCTCGCCGTCCACCAGGATCGACTTGACCCCCTTCATTGACCTGTCGGAAAGCATCCGCTCCGCCAACTGGTGGGCGGCGGTTCCTTCGCGGGTGTAGGGCGTGGCCTTGCGGACCTTCCCCCTCGCCTTGGTCACCGAAGCAGGGCAGACGAGCCACTGCTCGGACGACGACGGGGACGCATGTGCGTGTGCTGTCATTTCCAGCCCCGATCAAATTTTTTCAGTTTTTAAGTCGGCCGGTGGCAGGGCCACCGAATCCGGGTCGTCTTTCGGCGGGTCGATCCGTCCGTCCGGCGGGACCACACGCGTCGCCAGCTCAAGGAACAGCTCCCTGCTGTAGAGGTAGGATTCCGGCTCGAAAGCGAGTTGTTCCGGCAGGAACTCGTGTCTCTCGTAGGTCCTCATCACAGTGTCTCCAGTGCCGATTCGATGGCCTTGAACTCCTCGGCGGGGATCGCCGAAAAGGTGCGCGTACCCTTGCCGTACTCGGCGAGAAGCTTGTTCACGTCGGCCTTGCGGCCAGCCGTGTACATCTCCTGCAACTGGACGATGATACGCTGCTTGCGTTCCTCGTCCGACTCGGTTTTGCCATTGGAAGCGGGCTTTGCCGCTGTCTTCCTGGGTGCTGCCTTGGTGGGTTTCGGCGCTTCCATCTCGGCCTCCACCTCGGCCTTGACGGGAGCTGCCGCGTGGGTGGCCTCGGCCAGCGAAGCGACGAGTTCGCCACGCAGCTTGGCGCGGGCCTCCTCCTTCTTCTTCTCGGCGAGGGGAAGCTCCGGCTCCGGGCGCGAACCCTTCTGCCAGACCTCCATGTCATAGCCCTCGGCCTCGGCACGCTCACCGATCAGGACCATGATTTCCTGAAATGGCATGTCGTTGAGGCCAGCCTTCACTCCGAAGGGGGTGAGAGGCGAGTCGAGGGCTGCACGCATCGCGGCGTGTGCATCAGCTACGGTGTCTCCGGTAAACTCGAACTTGACGGGCATGTTGGCCTCCTAGCCAAAAAGTTGGTGAAAATCCCGCGTTTTGCGGGCGATGATCTCTTGGATTCTATCGTCGTAGGTGCCATGCGCGGTGACGAACCAGACCTGCACGGCATCCTTTTGGCCGATCCGATGAATCCGGGACGCGGCCTGTACGTTGTTGCCCGGCGAGAAGTCCGACTCCACGAAGAACACGTCGCTGCACTCATTCTGGTCCCCGATCAGGGTGATCGTAGTCCCCGCCGCCGTGATGTTGCCGACGAACACGCGGCACGCCGGGTCTGTCAGGAAGCGATCTATGGCCACCTGCCGGTACGTGGTGTTGGTGGCCCCGGTGATCTGGACCGGGCTGTAGGCCGCAAGCCCGTGAACCAGCCCGGCCACGACATCCTGGTGATGCGCAAAAACCAAAACCTTGCGGTTGCAGTTGTCCAGTGTCTCCGCGATGACCTGCACCGCCTCCGGCACCTTGGCCAACCCGATCTCGTGGCGCATCTTCATCACATGCGCGCCACCGTTGGCGAAGAACTCCTCGATCTCGTCGTCCGTCATGTTCTGCCAGTCGGCATCCCACGTCGGCGCGTCAGGCGCAGCCACCGGGTAGGTGTCGAAGGTCATGTCGGGCAGGTCGGGCAGCACCTGCTTCTTGGTCTTGCGCAGGAAGTGAGGGCCGATCCTGGCCTTCAGCACGTCGATATTCTTGGAGCCGACGATGGTGCGGACGGAGCGCCCGCCGAACCACTTGTTGACCACCTGACAGTAAGTGTCCTCGAACTCATACTGCTTCATCAGCCTACCGTCGCTCCTGCGCACGGTCTCCGGGAAGATGGTGCGCAGGATCGGGAACAGTTCCCCGGCGTGGTTGGGCGTGGGCGTGCCGGACATAGGCAGCACGAAGCCCAGCACGTTGCGCATGGTCCCCAGCACCCTCTTGGTGCGATTGGCCTTCGGGTTCTTGAGCGCGTGGGCCTCATCCAGCACGGTCATGTCAAACGGCGGGCATCTGGCGATCTTCTCGGCCAGTTCCGGGTTGGTGGAGAGAAGCGAGTAGGACAGGATGAACACGCCACCAAAGTCGTCGGCGACATCCTTGACGCTATCAACGATCCTGATCGCCTTGCCCGGCCACCACCGCTTGAGTTCCTTGACCCATGTCAGCTTGCCCACGGCGGGGCAAAGGATCAGCAGCCTGTCCGCCATGCGGCGCTTGGCGGTCTCGATGGCGATGGCGGTCTTGCCGGTCCCCATCTCATAGGCGAGATAGGTCGGGTCCTCACCCACTTGGATCAGGTCCACCGTGGTGGCTTGGTACGGATAAAGCTCCATCAGAACGGCCCCTCCGTGGTTTCCTTCCACACACGTTGGCCCAGCGCGGTGATGACCCACACAATCGCGGGACTCCCCGATGGCGCGGGGCGGCGCAGTGTGGGGTGGGCCGCGATCAGCCCGATGTCGCGAAGCTCGCCACGGCGCTTCCCGGCGCTGGTCTGCTGCCGCCCCATCAGGTCGCCAAGCTCGAAATCGGTCAGGCCATTCGGACGGGAAATATGCACCTCAAGGGCGCGGATGCGGTCGCCAGCCCTCCGATGAAGGTCGCGGAACGCGGCTTGCCAGCTTGTTTCAGGGTCCGACGAGCGGACGCCACCGACATAGGGGCCAGACAGGTTGTCGATCATTTGCTTCTCTCCATGTACCAGCGCGCAAGCAGGAGGGCTTCGGCCCTGCCGTGGTCCTTGACGCGCTTCAGGCTGATGCAATTGGGCCAGTGCCGCAGCGCCAGCGCCCGCGACTTCTCGCCGTCGCTGTCCAGTCCCAGTTCCTTCTTCCATTTGGACGGGGCCACCTGTGTTATCGGGACTCCGCACGCGATGACGACACCCCTGAGAAGCCCGACACCCACGCCGAACCGGAACGACGAGGCCACGCCCTGCTTGGGCATGGCAGAGACCTGTTCGATGATCGCCCGGTTGGGTTCCCAGAACTCCACGATCTGCGACCACCCGGCGGCGTCCACCATCCTGTCCACCACCGGCACGTCATCGACGTCGTGGATTTTGAAGTTCTCGTCAATGACGGCGTAGGCCGCAGAGACGGAGCCGGGGTCTATCCCAAGCACTTTCATTTCAGTTCCCCGGATTCGTACCTGCGCAGTTCCGCGACCTGCCTGTCGTAGCGCATCTGTGCCAAGGTCCGATTGCGGGTGTGCATCGAAAAGACGCGGTTCTCGCGCAGCGGGTCATTGGCCCACCAGTATCCGTTGGGCTTCTGGAAAATTCCGCGATCAACGACGACCACCTTGAGGACGCGCGGTGTCATTCAAACGGCCCCTTGTCTTCCTCGACGGGAGCGGGCAGCGTCTTGCTCTCGGCAATCGCCTTGATGAGTTCCTTCAGGGCTTTCGCCACTTTGGGGTCCTTGATCCGGCTCTCTACGATGAGGGCGGTAAGGTCGGTGTCGGTGCGTCCGATCATCAGAACGGCACCTCCAGAAACGAGGTCGGGTTCTTCAGCCAGCCGTCCTGCATTCCCTTGTGGACGATCAGCGGGAGCCACCGCGACGGCACCGAATTGCGCGAGCGCCAGCCACGGATGACCGACATTGACGGCTTCTCGAAACCGTAGGAGCCGATCAGGTTCTGGATGTCACGGTCGGACCCGATGGACGTGAGCAGGGCGCGGTAATCGTAACGCGGGTAAGCGCGTTTCTCGATGGGGATAGGCGAGCGGGGCATAGGATTTCTCCCGATTGTGCGTGAATCTCCCGCAATAGGTAGCCGCGTTCGCGTCCCGATGCAACCGGACCCGCCAGAATTTTTTACATTTTTAAGTGCGCGCTTGACATTCTTGGTGAGGCAAACGACGTTCTGGATGGCCAACAGAGGAGACCACCCACGTGCTGAAACTGATCCGCGCGCTGCTCCAGCGATGGTTCGGCAACCGCCCGGTGCCGGTGCCGCTGCTGCGCGCGCCCAGGAAAACCAAGGCCCCACGCGACGAGGATATCGGCTCGCACTACTATTTCCACGACCTCCTGAAACAGCTCGACCACTACTTCGAGGACATCGAGCGGATGAAGAATTTCTCGCCTGATATGTACAATTATTTCAGGAAGGTGGGCGCACAGGTGCTGCCCACCGGGCAGAGGCTCATCCAGTGGGGGACGCTCCCTTCGATGTGGGGGCGTGGCGCGAGACGCCCGTCCCAGGGAATGTGGCACAGCAGAAATTCCGACAACGAAAAGATCCTCCATGTCGCGTTCGCCCACTACATGAAATTCAAGAAGCGGGCCTTCGTGGAGGCCAGCAACCACGACATCTATCAGGTCAACCTGATGTACCGGTGGAAGAAGAAGCACCTCGCCACCGGCACCTTCCATGTTTCGGTCGCCCCGGAGGGGCAGGTCACCCTTCTCAGGGAGTGTCGCGAACTGGCCGAAAAGCTGCCCATGAAGGGCCAGTCCCACCACACCAAGGGCTATTACAGCAACGGCAGATACCACACGGCCACCAAGGGCGGCGGCATGTCC